GTCACCTCTACTGCATAACCGCTGCTAATCACTTGTATACTTCTGACTGTTTTCCATTTGCCAAAGTCCGGATAGATTCCGGCATCATCGTTCTGCTCGACCCAATCAGCGAACTTTTCGTAAAATTCAGAGTTCTGGATGTTTTGTATGACATCCCGTCCATACGGTTCCCGGCTGGAAAATGTCAGTTCGATTTGTCGGATGCTGGAACCGTCCACATACCGCTTTACGATTTGCTCACCGGGAAGAATGTCAATGGTGTATTCGATTGGGTCAACGCCCAACCGGTCAACTCCTAAAATTCGCTGATTTTCCAGCAGGGGACAGGTGGAAAAATAGTCCCATACTGCCTGTATCATCGACACAATATCACGCTCCGTTCAATATTTTTTGTGTGCTTCTTTGAATAGCATCTCCATGTGCCATCATCGCACGTTTCATCCAGTACCGCCCCCGTTTGCCCGTGGAAAGCCCTTTGTAGTATTGCTTGCGTGCATAGGGGGCAAGGTAGCGAATCCTGCCGCTGCCGATTTTCGTTCCTAAAACGCCAGAATCTCGCAGCATGCCAGTCTTGAGCGGAACGTATGGGTCGCTTTTTCGCAGTACCTCACTGTCTACAAACTTCTGTGCTTTTTGCAGACGGTCGGAAAAATCTTTTGCAGTCGGCATGCGAATCTTAAAACCTGTAATCAATTTGCTGTCACCTCGATGTGCTGAACCGCTGCAGAGCCATATCGGCAGTCTGCAACCGCTGTAATGGTGTGTTTGTTTGGCAGCGTCTGTATTTCGTGCAGTTCTTTTTCTTCCGAAATAATGCCACGAAACAGCAGGTCATCCCGTGCTGGAACATAATCTGTTACAGACGATGCAGGAATGCAGACGTAAATGCTGTCACTCTGCTGCACCTCTTTTCCGTTCTGTCGGCTGCCAATGGATTCTTCCCAGTACACGTTCTTGATGACGTGTCGACAAAAAACAGGACGGTGATTGACTGCCCCCTCTGGATGATAAATTGTAACTGCGTTGCAATTTGTGAACATCAATCACACCCCCGATACATCAGCCCTGTGCGTCCTAAATACCGCAGACAAATGCTGTACAGATAATCCGAAACACTTTTGCCGCTCAGCAGAGCCGTCAGCGTTTCCGCTGGCGTGCTGTATGTCACGCTGTAATGGTACTGCGTTTCGGACTTTTTTGCACCGCTGCCATCTGTGCTGGCATACACCTGTCGCTGCAACTCAAATACCTCTGCCAACGCACACGCACATTTTTTGACAGGTTCTGCAAACGGTTCCGGCACGCTGCCGGCAAGCCGCCCGAAGGTCACATTGTCGATATAATCCGATGCACGGGCGGCAGCCGTGCGAAATGCTGCCGCATCCGTGATGGATGTACCACAGTAAAAGTCTTGGTAGTATGGAAAATCTGCATAGACTGCCATCCTTATACCTCGGTTCGTTTCACATAGACGGTCTGCGGTTTCGAAATGCCGATGCCGTAAACCTTTCGACCCTGCACCGCAGAAGAACCAATGTATTCATTCGTCAGGTTTTTGATGGCGACTGGAACAGACCATTCCTGCACCCGGTGGCACCAGTTCGGGTGACCGCAAATAAATTCTGTGGTGGTCTTCTTGCCGCCAACAATCGTAGTATCCTCGAACATCGTGTTGTTGGATTCAAAGACGTTATACCCTGCGATTCTGCCGACTACGCCAGACTGTACCAGTTCCTGGGATAAATCGCCCTGCCGGATGTAGTGGTCATCTGCCAGCAGCACTTCCATGAATTCTGGAGATGCAATCAGCCACCGCTTCCCATCGTTCGGCACGCCCAGACGGGACTGCGTTCGCTTTGCTGCCAGTACCTGCTTGTATGCAGTGCTGTCCGTGCAGGCGGTCTTTGTAGTTGCAATGGTGATGCCTGCGGTTTCTTCCAGAGCACGGATGCATTTCGTATCCATGGACAGCCCCAGAGAGTAACCAGCACTGTCCAGCCGTTCTGCAGTGATACCGTCCGGAACGCTCTGTGCATCGAAACCATCAATCATTTCATTGACCGCTTCATCTGTATCAATGTTAATGTCAAAGTAGGTGGTAGAGCCGGCAGAGATGGCGGCACCCTTCTGCTTGTCGTACTTCTTCACCTCTACTTCGGTGTCCCGAACTGGAACTTTGACCTTTCCAGCCTTCGGATTTCCTTCATAACGTGGGTTGAAAATGAGGTTGTCCTTGGTGACAAGTGTCGCACGCAGCTTTTCGTCTACCAAACTCGAATACCGTTCCTGTGCAATATGTGGCATAAAATTTTCCTCCTTGTTACTGTTTCAGATTTGGGTTCATCTTGTAAAATTCCGTTTCCACACCGGAAAGCGTGGTTGGTGGGTTGCCGGAAGTCGCAGCGGCTGCCCGTTCCTGCGGATTTGGTGCAAAGGCATCCTCGTGGGATGTCCGGAACGCATTCACAATATCGTCACCGCCGATGAGCGTATCGCCATCGAATTGCAAATTCTTTTCGGTCAGCAAATCCGTGACATGCTTTTCATACACATCGTTTTTCAGTCCCAGCTTTTTCACATACTGGTTCATCTTTGTGCGGTACTCAAACGCTGCCCGCTCTGCTTCTGCCTGCGTCAGCCTCTGCTTGTATTCCTCCACACTGGCTTTGATGCCGTCAATGTCCATATCCTTGTAAGATTGGATGGTCTTGTTGGCTTCATCCAGCTGTGTTTTGGTGGCTGTCGCAGCGTCCTGTTCTGCCTTGATGTCAGCGGTGTAAGTTTCGGTAATCTTCTGCACCGTACTTTCATCTGTAACACCAAGGCTTTCTAAAAACTTTTGGTCAATCATGGTCTTGCTCCTTTCTGAATTTTGGTATAAAAATAGCACCTGATTGCTCAGATGCTGATTTGCTGATAGAAGAACGCCGTACCCACAGGCTTGTTTGTTCTTGGTTTCCACCCTCCGCCAGTTTTTGCCCATGGTCGGGGCGATGATTAAAGTATGATATTTTCGATTGCTGCACGGGCTTCCAGAGCGGTGATATAGTCTGCCATCGCTCTAATCTGCAAATCATAAATGCTTCTCGGGCAAGTTGGATAAAAGTTTAGCTTTCCCTTGTCCCATCTGGCAAGCATGCATTTCAGCTTTCGATACCGGATAGCCACCTGTATATACTCCGCCTTAAAGCGTTCCTTATAGTCTGTGCTGCCCATCATACTTACTGTATCTTTCAATTCTGCTGGTTTGCTTGTTTCCATATTTTTCTCCTTTCGGGCATGAAAAAAGCACCCTTTCGGATGCTCTATATGTTTGAATTGTGCTGGCATACAGCAGTTTCAATCTTTAGAAACAATTGTAAAAGGCTGAATCATTTCCGGTAAAAAGTTGATTTCGTAGTGATACGGGTCAACATGTGCTCCGCTAATGTCTTCAACTGTATAAATCGTCCATTCGTTCAGGTAAACATAGTTAACTTTGTATTCGTTTTGTCCGGTTTCCAGTGTGACAACAAGTTCATTATCATCATTATTGGAAATAGAAAAATAGCCGACCATCTCCAACACAGGTTTATCAGAACGGGCATTGATAACTGTCAGCCTTCGTTCTACATTAAAATAGTCCGCTTGCTTTTGTACATTGTATCTCGCACGAGTGGATTCTCTGCACCCTGTAAAGGCAACCGCACAGCAAGCAAGTCCAGCCAGAACCGCAATCCATTTCTTTTTCATCAAATTTCTTCCTTTCCAACGCCGTTTAAAAGCCGCTTAACTGATATTTAAGTATGAAAAAAGCATCTCATTGAGATGCTTTTAAAAAAATTATCTAACAATATTTTAATCCTTCTGGTATTTTCTTCTTTTCTATTTTGAATCCATCTGTATTCATTCTTGATATATGGCATGCACGCTTGCAAGTGTTGCACCAAACATCACAATATCCCATATCATCCGAAATTGTTGTAACAGAAAAATCCGTTTCTTTGCTTCCACAATAAGGGCATTCACCAGGATTTTTACCAGACAAAATGTTTTTTAAATTTTGTAACCAACTCATGTTTTACACCCTCTTTTTTAAAATGTGGTAATAAAGGCTTTCAAGACGATAGGCTTGTTTCTCCATTTCTTGTAAATGCTCTTGTGCATATTTTTTACCATGCTTTTTCAATTGTTTTACATGGCATTTTTCGTGGATGATTGTTCGTATAAGTTGCTCTTCGTCAGTAAAGGCATTTGGAAACAAGTCGATTCGTCCAATGTCATCATAATCTGTTGAACCGTAAAATGGCATGGACAACATTTTTTCATCTCTTTGAATCTTGAACCTCAGACCGCTTGTTTCTACATTGTACTTTTTACAAACATTTAAAATCGCCTTTTTCTGCATTGGAATTTTCAATTCAGAAAATTCACCAATATTTTTATTCCGGCGATTCATGCTTTCTTTTATTATACCATCCTTACCGCCAGAAGTCAACCCACTTTTCTTCGCTGCATGCACGGCTTTTTGTGCTGTTGACCGATTGAATCCAAGAACCTGTTCCCGGAACCGGTCACGATCTTGTTCGGTTTGCCTGCAAAAGTCTTTCAGCTTTGCTTCATTGTTTTTCAGGTAACGTGCTGACCGGTCAAATTCTGCTTGTGCTGTCGCTCTGGTCGCTTCATCTGTGGCACTGTTCACGCTTTCCTGTGCAGTGATGCAACGCCGCTTCCAGGCTCGGACTCTTCGTTCCTGTGCTCGCTGCATCTGACTGACTTCATATTCCGTGTACAATTTTCCGTTGTACGAAATACAAGGTTCATCCAGCTTTTTCAGTTCCTCTTGCGTGTAATTCGGTGTGCTGAACCCTGGATAATAAGCATGCCAGTTGTGGTGGCAGTTCCAACCTTTGAACCCTTCGCCGCTGCCATAGCCGATTTCAGAGAGGGTAAAAACTCGCAGCCCGTCAATGATTTTTCCGGCATCTTTTCCGGTTATTGTAACAAGCTGCCCCTGCCATTTTGCATGGTCAGGTCTTGCACCGCTGTGTGCAGTGATTTCCATGAGATAACAGCCTGCATCTTCTGCTTGTCGTAAAGAAACCGCTGCCGCTGTCTGACTGACACCCGTCAACACACACCGCCGAACAGCAACATCCATGCGGTCTTTGTGTTTGGTTGGATAAACAACTTCTGCTCCTGTATCCGCTAAGGCTCGCAGAGCGTTCATGATTGCTTCCTGATAACTGAATGCCCCGGAGGACACCTGCATATATATCCGGTCACAGGTCTGAATAAATGTGGTCTGCGTCTGTGTTGCGGTCGTGCTGACCAGATTCTGCATCGTGCCAAGTGTCTTTTTGTATCCGGCTTCCAGCACCTGTCGGGTGCTGCTGTCCTGCCGGATGTCAATGGGCAATGCTCCGGCAGCTTCGTGCAGGCTGTTGTCAATGGCAACTGTCTGCACGCCGGCATCTTCAAACAACGCTTTGACCTGTGCTGTGCATGCATCTGTGCGGTCGGCAATCAGCTGCACAATGTCATCATACAATAAGCCGGCAGCCTGTAAGACTTCCAGCTGATGCTTCGATGCCTCCGAAACATACCCCATTTTCAGGATTCTGCGAATGACCGCTGACAAAATGTCATCCTCTAACTGCTGATATAGGGCGATAATGCGGTCAGCAGATGGTTCGTACTGCTGCCGCATTAAAATGCACCGCCGTCAAATAAACCGCCTGCGTCCTGCTGTTCGGGCAACATCTGCAACGCCTCTGCTTCCTCGCATCCAAAGTACCATGACAACAGCAGCTCCGGCTTCAAGACACGAGCCTGCACCATTTGCAGGCGGCGTTGAAATTCCTTGTCTGTGTCTTCCAGAACCCCATCACCGAACGTGCAGGATATCTCTGCCGGCTTTGTGTGGCGGTTTGCGTAATAATCCCGATAGTACTGAAATCCGTACAGCAATTGTTCCAGAGCGGCTTGCAAGTTGCCCTGAATGTCGCTCACTCGCACAAAGGAACGCTGCTTACTGCTTTTGATTTCTTCAGCAGTCTTTTCAACGTCTGAAACTTCGGAAAGCGTGCCGTAACTCAGACCAGCCGCCGATTCAATCCGCCGCAAAATCTGATTCAGGGCATTGAAATAGGAAGTGTCCCGAACCTCAGGAGAAAACGTGTTGAAAATGGTGTTACCCGTTCCGGTTTTCTCCAGACAGTGATACATCCGTTCCCGTCCTTTTGGCAGGATGGGCTGGTTTGTACCCGGATGGAAGCGGAATAAATCCTCGCTGGCATCAATCGCCCGTTCAGAAGATTCCAGTTCCCAGAGAATCCGTTCCCAGTGTACATCTGCGTCATGAATCAAATCCACAGCGTCCGCATAAGCAGACACCCCCAGCGGTGAAGTCGGGTCGATGTTGTTTGCTTCTGGCATCTGGAACATCGCAAACAGCGGCTGGGATACATCGTAGTATGTTTTTTGCGGCAACAGATTTGCCCATTGTGGCACTTCTGTCAAATCACATTCCAGCCCCAGCGTGCCAGGTGTAGGGGAGCGGAAGCACCGCTGCTGAATGGTGTGGGTGTGTATCCGTTCATCGAACTGGTGGAACTCCAAACGGGTGTAACATCGCTTTTCCAGCACCAGTTCTTCTGGGCAAATCACTGCCGTGCAGGCATCGTTTGTATAGCGAACTGGCAAATACTGATTTTGTGCCACAAAATCAATTTGCAGCCCGTTGTGATAATACGGCTTTAACAGCAGCCCACCGGATGCAATGCCGTAATCCAGCTTCTGCCGCAGCATTTGTTTGGTATGCTGTAGGGGCAGCTGCAATTCTGTGTCTTTCGTATCCAGTACAAATTCCGTCAATGCCAGCCGTTTCAGTTCTCGTGCAATCATCGCCGGCAGCCGGAGCGGCTTCACGCGTTCTTTTTGCCAGTTTGCACGGTTCTGGTATAGGTCCTCCCAGAGTTGCAAGGCGGTCTGCATATCACCGGACAATAAACAAGGCAGCCCGAAAGCTGCCGCAATTTCATTTGCTTGTATCATCGCATCACCTCCTCCGGATGGTTTTCAGCGTTCTTGTCATGGCAGTACGCACAAAGTACCGCATATCGTCCATGGCATGGTCATTTTCTTTAATGGGGCGGTCTTCTGTGGCGGATTCATCCCAGCGATACAACGAAAATTCCCGAATGATGTCTGTGCAGTTGTCGCAGATGTGCAGGTATTGCATTTGTAGCAAGCTGGACGTGTCCCGGATGCCGTTTAATACGCTGTTATCTGCCTGCCAGACCCGAAGCAGCCCGTGCCGCCGGATGCACTCGATGAAGGATGCAGCGGACGGGTCAACGATGACTGCCCGAACTTTGTCGGCAACGTCTCCAGCAAGCTGTTTCAACGCTGCGTAATGCTCTTCATCCGTTCGGGGGGTTTTGGTCTTTCGTCCGTCATAATAATATTCTCGCAGGCGGATTGCGTGTCCGTCTGGTTGCAAGTACCACAGCCCTGCACTGGTTGGGTTCAGCGTACCGTAGTCGCAGGAAATGTAATAATCACCGCCAGGCTGTAACTCAGGATGGTGGGTGACATGCACCGCCTTGTCAAACATCGGATAAATCAGCCCTTCTGCAACGCACCACAGCCCTTTGATATAGCGATTATAAAAGACTCCGGTATACAACCGTTCTGCATCTGCAATTTGCTCTGGCGACAGAATGGGGTTATCCTGCATCGTGAAATGTAAGTGCAACGCCTTTTTCTGACGGGTGTTGCAAATCCACTCTTTATAGAACCAATGTTCCGCCGATTCCGGATTGCAGTTGAACCAATATCGGGCTTCTGGCTCTGACAGCGTTCTTGCAACTGCCTGATCCACAAATGACTTCGGCATCAATGCCACTTCATCAAAAAGGACACCACTTAATGTGATGCCCTGTACCAGTGTATAACTGCTTTCGTCTTTACCGCCGAAGATGAAGAATGTATTGGTGTGGCTTCCGCTTCGGATGATAATTCGCTTATTTTCCCCACGGATGTATTGTAAAGAATAATAGTCGGTAATGTCCGGCATATTCAGCAGCGGCAGGATGATATTGCGTTCTGTGCTGCTGATGGTCTTTCCGCAGATGCCGAAATTTTTCCCGTCAAAAAATCGCATCGCCCAATGTACAAAGCCCAGAATCATAGAAACGGTTTTGCCGGAACGCACTGACCCGTCACAGATGATTGCTTTCCGATTTTTGAACTTGGTCAGATGTGCCCATTTCAGCACCAGTTTCTGCTTCGGCGAAAGTTTCGTAATTGGTTTCATCGTCTGCTCCTAATGTTTCATAAAGTTTGGATGTTTGGTCGTCTTGCAACTGATTGGATGCGGTCTGTTTGCCACGTTCTCGCAATTCAAAGTATAAGCGGATTGCCTGTAGATTTCCAGCTTTGATCTGTTTGCAGAGCGATTTCCAGACCATTGCAAGTTCTGCGTCCGCATACTGAGCAACCAGCTGATTCACCAGAGCAACAAAGTCCGGATTCCGCAGCCAGCGGTAGAGGGTGCGTGATGTTACACCGGCTTTTTCTGCAATATCCGATTTCGTGCCGGAAAAGTCCGGATTTGCTAACAGTTCTGCTGCAATCGCCATTCGTGCGTCAATTACGGTATTTTCTGAATTTGTGACATTTTGTGACATCCTCCTCCCTCCGTTTTTCAGGTATAAAAAATCCGGACGGGTATCGCACCATCCGGATTTCATTTTTCGATGTTACTATTATAGCACAGGTTGACATTTCAATTCAATTCAATTTTAGCAAATTCAACGCTTTTCTGTGCCAGTTATGAAACGTCCCAACAGAAATATGCATTGTTTCTGCGATTTTCTCCCAGCTAAAGCCCATGATGTACCGATACCGCATCAATACCCGTAAATCCGGCGGCAGTTCGGCGATTCCTTGTTCTACTCGCTGGACATCTTTCATCAGGTTCTCTTTTACTTGTTCATACCGGTTTGACAGTTCTTCCAACCGTTCCACGTACGTCTGTACCGCTGCGGTTGCCTCTCCCTTGCTCTTTGGCTCAAGGTTATAACAAACCGCCTTTGTGCTGCGTGCATCCGCTCGAAGTGTTTGCACCAGCGTTTCGATTTGATGCAGTTCTTTCCATTTTGCGTTGCATTGTTTCAGGTCTTCTTTTGTCATCCTCATTTCTCCTTTGTTTTCAGCTGGATTTTCATGAAGTCAATCTGATAATCCTGCTTGAAATGCTGCATTTGTTCCAGTGCGTCCGGTGCTTTACCAAAGATGGGCGGTATTTCAGCAATGGACTGTAGATTCTCAAATAGTCTGTTCAGCCGTTTCTGTTTCCATCCATAGTGCCATTCCAGCGTCACAAACACCATCGCCATCCCCTGATAAATTGCCATTTTGTGACTGTGTTCAACCTCGTGCTTGTTGTACAGGTTTTTCCGCTGTAAAGCTGGGTTCTTCATTTGGATTCCCTCATCTCTTTGTTTAGGATTTCCGCTGCTTTTTCGGCGTTTTCTCTTGTTTCAAAAGTCACCAAGCTAAGTGCATCGCAAAAAGAACTAGCGGTTATGTTTAAACTGCCTTGCTCGTGGTCAAAATAAACATAAAACTTTAATCTGTCATCTTTCCAATCCGGCACATAATCCGGACAGAGCATATCATGCAGCTGCTCCAGTCGTAACAGCAACCGCATTTTATCTGCGACTTGTTCGGCACGTTCCCTTGTTCGAAAAAAATTTCCGAAGTTTTTTCGTGCGATGTCGGTTCGGTGCTCTGTAAACATTTCACAAATCACTCTGCCAGATTGACTGATATAGAAATATTTCTCCCCAAACTTCCACTCTTCTTGTTTCTTTTGCATCTCTGCTTCTTTCTTCAGCTCTTCCAGCTTCCCAAAAAATTCCGCTTTCAGGGCTTCCATTTTCTTTTCGATGTCGTTCATTTTAATTCCTCCTTTTCCGCCTCCGTGATCTGCACGAACACGCCGGGAACATCCGCCCAGTACTTTTCCACTACTGCACTGTAGATCTGCTTGTCATCGCCCCAGTAGTGCAGTCTGGTCATGATGTCAAACAACGCCTTGCACAGGTTGTCCACATCCGGCTTGTTGGTATAGGGTTCGCCGTCCTGATGTTTGGCTTTGATCGGATAGCACCACTTCACAATGACTCGCACCGCACCATGATACGGCTGTTCAGGAATGTGCTTCATCAGGTGTGCTGCAAGCTTGGCTTCCGCCTCGCCGTTGTTCCGCTTGTAGAAGTGATGCACGCCGTGCTTGTCAACGGTGTGCCCCATCTGCTGATGCGTACTGGTTGGCGGTATCATCGGCATAAAAAAAGTCGTCATATTGTTTCCTCCGTTTCTGGTTTTTCAAGTCTGCGTTTGTCAATGTCAGACGACAAGGGTTACAAGAGTGCCGTGCATTCGCACTCTTGTTCCTTGTTGTCATTGACGGTCATACAGGGGACAAGGACAAATATATATATATATATACACTGTTGTCCCTCATTTTGTCCCACCATTCTTTTCCATTTTTGACAGCTGAATGCTGTTATTTTCAATAATCAATTCTTCGCAATCTTTGACACGGCGGCGAACCGTTTTTTCACTAATGCCCAAATATTCCGCCATGTCATCCACCGTCACCGCACCATCCAAATTGCAGGCGTGAAATGCATTCAGTAGAGCCGCTTTCTTATCGGCTTTCTGTGCCGCATAGGTTTCCTTTGTCTTTTTGCCCCGTTTCTGATTTCCACGTTGATACGGATGCATCTCGCTTTCTGACTGCAAATCTTTCAGCACGCCAGTGGTATCTTCCACGTGTACCGGATACCGAAACCACAGATTCTTCGGCTCGAACTTCGGGAACTCTCGCAGCGTACCATCCAGCCGCCATGCCGTCCGCTGTCGTACCGTCCGTTTGATGGTTTCTATCTCGCTGAGAAACGCTTCATAGACGGCTGGCGGCAGATTGTCCTGACACAGCTTCAGGGCTTCTACATGGCTCAGCAGGGCATCCGGCGAGGCATCCGCCAACACTGCCGGAGCGTGCCGCCGCAGCTGCTCCACGCATGCATCACAAATCGCCGTGTTGGTTTCCTGCTTGCGGATGTCCTCGGACAGTTCCAGTTCTGTCAGGTCAAGCAGGGCATCGGGGTCACGGGCAAACACCCCCGAGCCGGATGCTCTATCCATGCTGCGTTTGCCGCCCTGAGCCCCCTTGCTGTGGTGGTGGCAATAAATCACCGCACACCCCAACTGCGTGCACACCTTGTCAAACTGGTTGCAGAAATGTGCCATCTGGTCAGCACTGTTTTCATCGCCCGTGATGACCTTGTAAATCGGGTCGATGATGACAGCAATGTACTGTTTTTTCTTGGCTCGCCGAATCAGTTTCGGGGCAAGCCTGTCCATCGGCTCGGTCACACCACGCAGATTCCAGATGTCAATGCTCTGGAGATTCGCCGCTGGCAGCTCCATTGCCTGATACACATCCCGAAACCGATGCAGGCAGCTGGCTCTGTCCAATTCCAGATTGACATACAGCACACGCCCCTTTGCACATTGCCAGCCCAGCCACTGCCTTCCTTCAGCAATCGCAATGGACATTTCAATGAGGGCGTAGGATTTGCCGGCTTTGGAAGGTCCTGCAATCAGCATTTTGTGTCCCTGCCGCAGCACGTTTTCAATGAGCGGCGGCGATAGTTCCGGCATGTTTTCCCACGCTTCCGCCATGCTTTCAAACTCTGGCAGGTCATCGGTGACACTGTCGATGTAGTCCTTCCACTCTGCCCACGAACCCAGCCCGATGTTGGTTGCAACTAAGAATTGCTTCTTTCCGTTTCGCATCACGCCCGGCATTCTGGATAGACGGGACGGATTCCGGTTCTGACGGTCGACTTTCAGCCCGTTCTTGTCGCAAACGTCATAGAGGAAATCCACTCGCTTCCGGTATTCCTCGTAGTTGGGGGCATCCACTCGTACAATGGCATGTAGGCTCTTGCCGCCGCTGTAAACCAAGCAGGCAATGGGCAGCTGCATTTCATGCAAGATACCGTTCTGCCGTTCGATGTCCAGCACATCGGATTCTACCAACGCAAACCGATATTCCGTGACATTTTCGTTCTTGCCGCCCTTGCCATCCAACGGGTTGAAGCGAATCCATGCCCCGGCTGCTTCCATGTAGTCCCCGAACACTGCCCCGATGTCCTCGCCGCACTGGCTCAGAGCCTCCAGCAGCTGCCCAGCGGTGCGGTCGCAGCAACCGGAGGTTGGCATATACTTGCCGTCTTTGTTCTTCCATGTTTCTGTGACATAGCCCACGAAATCATCTGCTTCAAACAGCGTTTCGATATATTGGGAAAGTTCCTGTGCTGGATTCCATGTTTCCGGCTCTGGAATGGGAATGTCCTGTGCTTCTTTTCGGCTGGTAACCACATAATCTTCCCCAATGGTGTCATCCCAGTTCAAGGCATGAGATTCTTTTTTGGAATACTGGGGGCGGTAGCCGTTTTCCAGTGCCAGATGCACAATCGTTCCGGCAGTGACGGGATGTTCGCAGCCTGCAAAGGTTCGCCATTTCTTTTCGCATTCGCCCTTGTGATAACGTGCAGCATCTCGCTGTGACCAGACATCCCAGAGTGAACAGTCATAGCCGGCATCTTTCAACGCCATGCCCACGCCGCACCATTCCTGATAGGTTAAGGATGCAGGGTCGATGTAGTCCAGTAGTTCGTCTAAATTGTTATTTCTATCATCCATTTATCCATGCTTCACCCCTCCGGTATATATTCTGATGCGGTAATGCTGTTCGGGACACGCCAGCCATTTGCAGCGATGCGGTTAATCAGATTTTTTGCCGCATCGAATTTCCAGCCGCCGACGTGCTGAAACCCGTACTTTTCCAAGCAGCGAATTTGTTTTGGCGTTGCCAGTCCGCTTTGCTGCCGCTGAGCCACCGCACGCAGAATCTGTTCTGCTTTTCCGGCACTCTCCACAGCATCGGGATTGATACCCCGTTTTTCCAAGGCTTTTTTCTGCTGGTCGGTCGGGGGATTGGATTCCCACCCGAACGCCGGAACATAGCCGGACAAATCCTGCGACTGAATCGACAGTTCATATTGCAACGGGTCGACCAGTTTCGATTTTCGTTTTTTCATCGCTTCCAGCTTTTCGGCAAGTTTCGCTTCTCGGTCTGCGACTACGTCTTCGGATGCCCGATTCTCTGCTGCTTCGATGTCAATCGGGATGCCGACTTGCTCTTCCAGCAGCTGGGTCATCTTCTGCTGCACTTCTTCGTCCTCGCAAATCAGGCACGCCGGACGGCAGAGTTCATGCTTTTCGGTATTCCACAAAAAATCCAACAAGAGTAAGTGGTCTTTGCCCTCTGCCAACCGTGTGCCACGCCCGACCATCTGACAATACAGAGCACGCACTTTGGTTGACCGCAGCACGACCACGCAATCCACATCCGGACAGTCCCAGCCCTCTGTGAGCAGCATGCTGTTGCAAAGCACGTTGTACTTGCCATCCGCAAAGTCTTGCAAGATTTGTTCTCGGTCATCGGATTCGCCGTTGACCTCTGCCGCACGGAATCCATGCTGACAGAGCAAATCACGGAACTTTTGAGAGGTTTTAACCAGCGGCAGGAATACCACCGTTTTGCGGTCGGCACAGTGCTTTGCCATTTCGGCGGCGATTTGTTCCAGATAGGGGTCTAACGCCGTGGCAATCTCTCCGGGCTTGTAATCGCCGGCAGTTGTCCCGACCTGTGTAAAGTCAATCTGAATCGGGACGGTCAATGCCCGAATCGGGGTTAAGTATCCCTCTTGGATTGCCTGCGGCAGGGTGTATTCATACGCCAAGCTATCGAATACCTTGCCCAGATTTTGCTTGTCGCCACGGTCTGGCGTTGCCGTTACGCCCAGCACATGAGCACCGGAGAAGTGATTCAAAATCACCTGATAGCTGTCCGAAATGGCGTGGTGTGCTTCGTCAATGATAATCGTCTGGAAGTAATCGGCAGGGAACTGAGCAAGGCGTTTCTGCCGCATCAGGGTTTGCACGCTGCCCACAGTGACCCGATACCATTGCCCCAGACAGGTTTGTTCTGCCTTTTCTACGGCACATTTCAAGCCGCTGGTGCGTTCCAGCTTGTCCGCTGCCTGTTGCAGCAACTCGCCCCGATGTGCCAATATCAACACCCGATTGCCGCTGCGAACTTCGTCTTCGGTGATTTTTGCAAAGACGATGGTTTTGCCGCAGCCGGTGGGCAGAACCAGCAGCGTGCGGTTTCTGCCCTCGTCCCACTCCCGATGCACGGCGGTGCGTGCCGCCTGCTGATAGGGTCGCATTTGCATCTTGTATCACTCCTTAAAACTGACCTTTGTTCCAGCCGCCCTGCGGTGACTGCCACGGCTGCGTGTTGTTCGGCTGCGGTGCGGTGTAGGTCTGCTGTGGGGCACTCTGAGCAAGCTGCGGCTGGTCATAGGAGGGATACCACTTTTCAATCTGGTTTGCCTGTCCAACGCCGCCATCTTTTTTGTCATAATTGCGGATTTTCACGTGACAAATGCCGCTTTTTCCGTTGACTTCCTGCCAGTTCATCCGTGCAGCCTGTCCCTTTTGCTTCATGCCGATGCTGGCGAAAAATTCCGACAGCTTCCATTCCATCTTTGTGTGCAGGAACAAGTTTTCCTGCAAGAGCACGCTGCTGCCGTCCGGGCTGAATACCCGAAAGTGGAGAATTGCCTTGTTGCAAGGCGGAATTTTGTCAGAGCCGTTGTGTCTGGCACGGTCGAACTTCTCCACGGTGAAGCGATAATCGCCCTCCGGCAGCAAAATGAAGCTGCTTTCCTGCTGGATTTCATCCTCCCAGCCCAATTCGTGACCCTGTGCAGTTGTGTTATAGTTTTCCATGAAAAATACCTACCTTTCTAAATTTACCTTGATTGGTTTTGTTTGCTTGCATTAAAACGGGACGTTTCGGTTCTGCTGAATCATATCGAAGATGTTTTTCCACCACGGGATGCACCAGCCCTCTACGAAATCCTGCGGATACTGATTGACGGGCATATCTTCCGGAAAATATCCCTTTTCCCCAACAACCTGTTGCAGTTCTTCGGGGGAAACGTGATTTGCTTCCATCAGCTGTGCAAGCTGCGGAAAGATGCCGTCCAACGAATCCGGCGTTGTAACAATCGGCGTTGCAGTTGCAAAATCCTGTTCGGTCGGCAGTCCGGCAGCCTGTGCCTGTTCCACAAGCTGTTGTGCTTTGGATACCGGTGCAGGGGCAGGGGGAGTAGCAAAGAGGGAAGCAATCGAAGCGTATTCCAGCGGCAGCATTTCGGGCAGCCCGAACCGATTCTTTGCATCCCACCATGCGGACTTTGTGGTATACATGACCCGATTGCAGGCGGTTGCCTTGTGTTTTTTTCCCTTGTCATCGGTTGCAATTACATGCGTCTGGAACGCCAGAAACAGGGTGATGTCCGACCACTCTTTTAATAGTGGTGCAATCTTGTTGGTCGTTTTGTTTCCCAGTTTCAATTCCCAGTGGTCATATTCTGCATCAACTTCCGGCAGAGAGGCTTTTCGGGTGATTGCATGGCAGAGCAAAGCGACATGGATGCCTGCCTGAATGAGTCGTTCGGTGCTGTCCAAAAACCGCCCGATTTCTTCGGCTTCATACTCCCAGCCCTTGCCGTAGCCGAAGCCCTCGATGCCGTTCACGTTATGTTTGCTGCACAGCTGTGCAATGGCAAGGCGTTCCGCCCAGTCGAATGTATCAATGATGACCGTCTGATACTGCCGCTGCACATGAGATTCCAGCACGAATTTCAATTCCTGCTGCAACATCTCCCAGCTGGTGGGCTTCGGCAGCCGCCGAACGTCCATTTTGGAGGTGCTGCCCTCGCAGTCAATAAAGACCGCTCCCGGCAGCTGTGCCGCCAGGGAAGTCTTGCCAACGCCTTCCTGTCCGTAGATGACCAGCTTTATGCCGGAGCCGGTCTGAATGCCGTTTGTTTCTTCAAAATTCATTTAAAATGCTCCTTTCGTCCATGTCTTCTGCATGGTTGGCGGTTTCGGCTGCTGTTCCTGATTGTTTACAGAATAGCCATCCTCAATAATGATGCTGCATTCCTCACCGGTAGAAACGCGTGTGGCGATTGCCTGCAAGCCCTCTTGCTCCAGCCATTGCCCGAATGCCTGTAACGTGCTGCTATCCATCTGTTCCAGCTTGTCCAGCAGCACAAAACCGCAGTCTGGATTCAGCTTGCGAACAATGGCAGTTGCCACACGCAATTGTTCCGAACCGCTCATGCTGTCCCATTGTTTGCCGTGATACTGTAACGCACCGTTTTCCACCGTCAGCCCTTCTAACGGCAGGTCAGCGGATTGCAGCAAGTCTTGCTTTTCTTGCCGGAGTGCGGAAATCTGTTCGGTCAATGCTTCGTAATCCTGCCGATAGGTCTTGGCTTCTTCTTCGGCGTGTTCCTTGTTCAGATTGTCCCGAATTTTCATGTTGATGGCATCTATTTCCGCAATGCTCTTTTCCAGTTCAGCGGTAGATTCGTCCTGCAAATCCTGTGCGGACATCTGTGCAATCCTTGCATTCTGTTCTGCCTGTTCCAGTCGTTTTTTGGCTGCGTCATAGGCTGCCTGTGCAGCAGTGAGTTCCTGTGCATACTGAACGGCATGCTCTCGCTTTCGCTGATTTTCGCCGTTTCGTGCCAGTATCGCTTGCTGTTTTGCAAGGAGTTCTGAGGCAGAAACAGGCGTATTGGGGACATTCTCCCAGCATTGCAACTCTGAAGCATATTTCTGCTTCTGGTCTGCGATTCTGCCGATGGCGGTTCTCTGGTTGTACAGGCGGCTTTCTTCTGCTTCCAGCTGTGCGAGTTGGTCGCCAATGCCAATGATTTGCAGCAGAATTGCCGCCTTTTCCTTGTCGGATGCATGCATAAACTTTGGCAAGTCCAGTGCTAACGCAGACAGGAACGAGTTTAGCAGCTGCTGTCCTGCCTTGTTCCCGTGTGGGTCGATGACTTTCAGGCTGCTGTTCTTGCCCTTTCGCTCCACAATCAGCCCGTTAGACAACTCTACATGCAAGATGGGGTCAGTGTATGCTCCATCCCTTGCCGCAGCAGTAGGCTTGTACTTGTCGCCGCCCAGTGCCCATGCAATCGCATCCAGTACGGAGGTTTTGCCCTGGTTGTTGTTGCCGCCGATGATGGTCAAACCGTTTGCAGACGGTTCCAGCTTCACCGCCTTGATTCGCTTAACATTTTCGATTTCCAGACTGTTGATTTTCACGCTCATTTTTCGTCCTCCCGATGTAGTTGTTCGTCTTCCCACTGGCTGTTATGTCGCCGCCATGCAACCCAGACCCAGAAGAGTGCCATTGCAATGCCGCCTAAAATCATTGTTTGCATGTTCTTTTGCCTCCTCTTTTATCCTTTTTCCTGCAGTGTTCGCAGGTTAAAAGCTGCTTGTCCTCTCGCTTCCTGCCGCATCGGGTGCAAAGCCCAGCGGCTTGCCATGCCTCTCTGACTGCTTTTTTCTTCGCCGACCGTTCTGCTTTCTGCTCGGACGTTAATGCAGCGTACCGAAAACGGTTGCTTGCATTCATCGCTTCACGGCATGCTTGGCAAGTAACAAGCCCGTCTACTGCTGGGGCGTTGTTGCATCGCACACAAATGTGGTGGGCTTTATACCAGTTGTAGCTTTCCAGCGTTTCCTGATTCTTCTTCAGCCGCCGTTCTTCTGGGGTCATCATTTTATCACCTCAATTTTTGGGCTGTAAACCTCGTCTCTGCAGCAGCTCAATGCAGCCAGGAACGTGGCTTTTTTGATGTCATCATCCAGCGTTTCCGTGATGCTGATAAACGCCGCCAGCAACATCTTAGCCGCATCTGCTCTGTTGAGCCCCATTGAATGAATGCGAACATCACGTTGATTCCAGTCTCCCTTTACAACGATTTTTCCCATCTTTTTGCTTCTCCTTTCTGTTCTTATTTCTGCAGACCGGGCACACATACCACCCGACAAACTGCCAGGATACGTTCCAATCCAGCCCGCACTGCTCACAGTACATGTATTTGAACCCGTTCCGATATTCAACTTTCCGGCTCATGCTCTGCCATCCGTTCTGGATGTTCTACGAACTCCGGATTCCGTTTGTAGAACTCCACAATCATCATCGTCAACGCTTCATAGACCGAACGGTCTGCCTGCTCCGTTGCAGGCACAACGCTTGCTTTCATCGGCTTTTCCATGCCATTTCCTCCTTACTTGTTCGCTGTTTCCAGCCGCTTGAATGTTGCACCAGCCATAAACGCCAGCATCAGATTGTAGTCTTCTTCGTTCATCAAAGACAAGCAATAAGCAATCAGTTCCAGTTCTTTCATAAAATCACATCCTTTCTAACAGGTTTGGTTTCCTGCTTCGGGAAATCTGACAGTAGCAAACCAATGTGATCAGCACAGTGCTGCTTGCCATCCAGCCCCAGATACAAAGGCACATCGCTGATGTGACAGTTCACACAACAGGGCTTTTGTTCGTCTTGATTCATGTTCTGTTCCTCCTGAAATTTTGTGGATGCTGCGGAATTGCACCGCACAGCAAAGCTGCTGGTCACTCTGACCCATCCCATGCAGCGGTGATTCGCTCACCGCAAAGCGTGTTAGTATAAAGCCAGCTTTACACTTCAAAGTGGATTTTAGCGGCATCTACAAGTGCGAGATATTCTCTTGCAAATTTGTTGTCTCCATGTGTTTCTTTTACCTTGTTCTCGAATTCTTCCAATGTACCACCAAAACATCCACAAGATACAGCAATATCCCCGTTTTTTGTTCTAAACATTGTTGTGCTGCGATTGCGAGAACCAAATCCTTTTAAGCAGATATAGTCAGCATCGCCAGACACCTGAGCATCGCCAGACACCTGAGCATCGCCAGACACTTGAGCATCGCCAAATACCCAAGCATCGTCAGACACCCAAGCATTACCATACACCCGAGCATCGTCATATACCCGAGCATCGTCAGACACCTGAGCATCGTCATATACCCAAGCATTACCATACACCCGAGCATCGTCATATACCCGAGCATCGTCATACACCCGAGCATTGCCAGACACCTGAGCATCGCCATATACCCAAGCATTGCCAAATACCCGAGCATCGTCATACACCCGAGCATTGCCAGACACCCAAGCATTGCCAAATACCCAAGCAGTGTCAACCTGTGACAGGTTTTCTTCTTTTTCTACGTATCCGCCAAGTTTTCCAGCCTTAACAGCTCCGAAGTTAATCAAAGATTTTATCCGGTACAGCTTTACTCCGTTCACATCAATGCTTTCGGTCGTCAATTCAAATTTTTTCATTTTCAAATGTTCCATTCAAAAATATTTTTTTACCCTTACGGGCAGTGGGTCGGGGTACGCTCCCGACGGGCGTTGTTAGTATCAGGCAAAGAATGAGGTATTGCCAATGACTGCGATGCTGCCACATCGCCCCCGTGTTGCCGATAGGTCAGCAGGGTCTTATTTGTTGTCCATCTCTTTGATTTTTATCGCTGTGAAAAATTCAGCGTGTATCTGTCTGATATTGATGTTCTCTTGCCCAAGAATTTTTTCGATTTTTTCTTTAAATTCTCTGCGTTCATCTACACATCGTTGAACTTCAACTTCATATTCTTCATGGTTGTCGAATGAAAAATCAAAACACGGAATCTCACTTGTTATCCAATTCCGCAAAGCTTCTCCACTTACGTGAATGTTCCATATTGTAACAAGGAAATTCTTGTTTTTAGCCGAATAATCGTCTACAAATTCGGACTTTGAAATGATTTCAATTTCAAAACGTTCATTTGAAAGTTTCATTTTTGTTCCCTTTCTCCCCGTATTGCCGATAGGTCAGCAGAAATACCATATCTATTCAAAATTATTTTTAAATAAAGCGAGTGAGAAAAATTATGATTTTTAGTGAAATATTTCCAATTATTAAATGAAATATTTCACATAATTCATGCCATAACCGATGTAATTCTTTCATGTCTTTTCTACCTTCATTCATGCCGGAACAGCTCGTTGACTGTCATATCCGAAAAGAATGTTTCCTGAATATGGATTGCTTCATCCAGTGAAAAACGCAATTCTCCATTCACCTTTTTGCACAGTGTATTATACTTCAATTTGATACAATCTTTTAAATTCAGTCTTGTAACGTGCCGTAAAATCATTTCAGCTTCCAGCCTTGGATAATATGCACTGCCGTCTATTTTCACGTTTATCACCTCTTTTTCTATATTTTGTGATTCCGGTTGACATCTTATAGAAGATATGGTATAATGAAAATTATGGAAGGGAGGTTAATAAAAATGGAATTTTTAAAAAATGTTGTAGATTACTTTGATAAGCATCCGGGATATGAATTGCTGATGTCTTTTGTTGCACTTGTCTTTTCAACTATCCCTTATATATGGGGAGCATTTAAAAAACGATTTCATTTAAAAGCGACACCGATTGCTTTTAAGATTTTTTCTTTTAATGAAGACCAAGACAAAAATTTAGCAATACAAATTGCAGTTACAAATCTTTCTGAAACACCTTGCACAATTACACAAGCCTTTTTAATTGTGGGCGATGAGGAAAAATATGTTTCTTCTGTATCTGAAAACATATTTTGCGTCAAAGCAAGAGGAAAACAAACTGCGGAATATTATTCTTTAGATTTGCCACAGAATCTTCCTCCACATCAAGGAATAAGCGGATGTTTCATTATACCGGATTTCAAAATAAACACTTGCGATTTAAAAAAAGCAAAATGCACATTGAAGTTAATATGTGGAAACAAAGCAAAAATGGTTCCAGTTGATTTTGAGGATCTTTATAATCCGCTGTTCTTATAGAACTGTCCCATCAATCACGGAACATATTGATGATATTGATAATAGAAAAAATTATCGCAATCAAAGCAATCAATCCTGCCATATTCTCACCCCCTTTCTGCTTTAATTTCAGCCCGGCTTTCAGTTTTCTCCTGCGGTTTACTTCCCGTTTAAGTTTTCTGCTGGTCTTGCCGATTTGGTTTACAACCAATTTCGTTTCCTTTGTTTTGGCTGTGAGCCAATTATAGCACACTTTTTTCTGTTTGTCAACCCCTTTTTCCAAAAAAATATTTTTTATTTTTGGTTGACAGCCACTTTTTCATGTGATATAATAAATAGCAGATAGGAGGTGATAGTATGGATGAAATGAGTGTAAACGCAAGAATATTAGAGTTGCGAAAGAGTTTGCATTTGTCTCGTGACGCATTTGGTGCAAAAATCGGAGTATCTGGTCATGTTGTGAGAAACTGGGACAGAAATGAAACGAATGCTGCAGAAAAACCACTGATTATAGGTATCATTTGCAAAGAATACGGCATCAACCGGGAATGGTTGGAACATGGAACGGGCGAAATGTATGATGCAAATGCGTTATCTGTAATTGACCAGCTGGTTAAGCGGTACAAGCTGAGTGATACCGCCCGAAAGGTTCTGGAAACGTATATCGGCTTAGAAGAAAACGACAAGCAGGTGATTGACCGATTTGTGCGAAAAATTGTGGAAAGCCATCAGGCAAACCAGCCAATCAATCTAAAAGAATCTATGGTTTATACGGTAAAAGTCGCCGCCCGTGGCGGAGAACCACCGCATACCGAAGAAATGACGCAGGCAGAAGCAGAACGAATTGCAAACCTGCCACGTGTGCCGGATGATTTGTAATGCATAAAAAAACGCCCTCGTGTTACAATAACACAAGGGTGAATTATGTTGTATTATGGAAGATACCAGCATATTAGGAATGCAAGCTGGAAATGCCTGATTGATTGCCACGTGACGAAACTGCCGCTGAAACCCGTGCAGATTGCCGCACAATACCAGCTGCAATGCGTTTATGATGAAATTGAACAGGCTGGGAAAGTGACCAATAATGGTATTATCTTGCTAAACAAGAGCCAATCTGTGCAACGGCAGCGGTTTACTGTCATGCATGAACTGGGACACTATCTATTAGGTCATGTTGGCAGTGACCCACGTTTTCGGGACAGCAGCCGCACCGCAGAGGAACAGGAAGCTGACCGTTTTGCAGTGGGTTGCCTGATGCCGGCTTGTGTGCTGTGGGCGTTGCATGCTACCACAGCGAAAGAAATTGCCACACTTTGCAATGTGTCCATGCAGGCGGCAGAAATTCGCTCCAGAAGGATGCAAATCTTGCTTGCAAGAAATAAATTTCTGACGCATCCGCTGGAACGGCAGGTATTTGAACAGTTTCAACAGTTTATCAACAATCAGTAAAAAAACCGCCCTGCAAGGAATTGTGGGGCGGTACAATTAAGGAGCGATTATGAAAAGAGCAGTGTTTTATGGTCGTTATTCCAGCGACAGACAGACCGAACAGAGCATTGAGGGGCAGCGGCGTGTCTGCGAAGAGTTTGCAAAGGCAGAGCAAATTCAAATCGTGGGCGAATACATCGACCGGGCAACCTCCGGCACTTCTACAGAGCATCGGGAGCAGTTTCAGAAAATGCTAAAGGATAGCAAGAACTGCGGCTGGGATTATGTGCTGGTCTATAAACTCGACCGATTCGCCCGTAGCCGCTATGATAGTGCCATCAGCAAGCAGCAGCTGAAAAAGAATGGCGTAAAGGTATTATCTGCGACTGAACGCATTACAGACAGTCCAGAGGGCATTTTGATTGAAGGCTTGCTGGAATCCATGGACGAATATTTCAGCCGGGAACTTTCCCGAAAATGCAAGCGTGGCATTCGGGAAAGCATTATAAAAGGGCATAATTTCGGCGGTCGGGTCCTGTATGGCTATGACCGGAAAGACAAGCGATTTGTCATCAACGAAGAGCAGGCGGTGAATGTACGGCGGATTTTCAAAAGCTATCTTTCCGGCTGTACGATTCAATCCATTGCAGACCAGCTGAATGCAGATGGATACCGGACGAACTATGGAAACGAATTTAAACGCTATACCGTTTCCGACATCCTTCACAATGACAAATATACAGGGATACACTACATAGACGGCATCGAAGAGCCGGAAACCTGTCCGGCAATCATCTCACAGACGACATTTGAACGGGTAAAGGAAAAGTTGAATCAGTCTGCCCATCGTTCCAGAGAACACACCACAGGGCATACTTACGCACTGTCAGGGCTGTTGCAGTGTGGTGTCTGCGGAAGATATGTCTGCGGTTCGTCTGTAGAACGAAAGTATTTCTATTATGCTTGCCGGAGCAGGGAGCATGCAGAAAACAGCGTACATATTCATGCAGACAAACTGGAGCAGGTGGTGATAGATGCCTTGCAAACCTTTTTCACAGAAGAGCAGGTTTCCACGCTTGCAGAACGACTGTACCAAATCTATACCACGGATATGGATGGAAAACCAGACCGCAGCAAACGGCTGAATGAGATTGAAAAACAGATACAAGGAACGGTGAACGCTCTGATTGCGTGTCCAAGTTCCAAGGCATTGCAAGAAAAATTGACTCAGCTGGAAGAACAAAAAGCAGAAATTGAAAAGATGCCAATTTTGCAGCCGCAGCTGAAAAAAGAGCATTTTGAAAATTATTTTCGTTGGCTGGCTCTTCGGCTGGAGCATATCGAAGACCGTCAGACGTTTTTTCACACTGTGATTCACAAAGTGCTTGTTTATCCAGAAAAAGCAGTTATCATCTTGAATATGACGGATGAAATGGCAGACCCACCAAAGAGAGAACAGGTTGAAGCATTTATGTCTAATGTAGGGGAAGTGTCCCCTTGTCCTACACTATACAAACTTTATGTTACGCCGTTTGCTATTTTCATTCGTGCAGCACTCATAAAATAAAAAAATACCGCCCTATCGGATGTCGTCCGGTAAGGCGGTTTCACTATTTCTATTCTGGATACGGTTCGGATTTACAGCTTTTCGTCTATGTTTGCCACGTGCTTCAGAATCTGCTGTAGCGTGGATTCTTCGGTGTCTGGTTCGGGTGTTGGCTCTGGTTCTGGCTCGGTCGGCTGCGTTGTTTTCGTGAATCCGTTTAATCCGGCAGCCTTAATAATGGACGGGTAATCGGTGTAACAGTAATCCATATCACATTCCCCAACGATGCCAGAAATACTTTTCTGTCCAATAATATCATGCTCTGTGCTGCCGGCTACATTATATTGCCAAATGCCGTATGGATTTTGATACGTGCATTTACTTGCATACTGGGCACACCAGACCGTATAGCGGCTTTTGATGCTATCTGAAAGGTAATTATCTAAGTAATACGTGCTGCAATACAGTCCGGCAAAATATCCAGCCTGTTCCAGCGTGTTCAAAAATGCATCTACTATTGCAGAGCAAGCAGCTTTGCCTAATGCAAATTGTTTTTCGTTCTCCAAATCCATATAAACCGGATACTCAAACGATTTACCTTTAATGGTCTGCAAAAACACTTGTGCTTCCCGTTTTGCTTCGTCCGCCGACATCGCATAGCTAAACCAGTACGCCCCGCAGGGGATACCCAGACACTTACAAGCAGCATAGTTTCGTTCAAACTGTGTGTCTACCTGAGTGGTTTCCCTTCCGTAGCCTGCCCGCAGAATCACAAAATCCACCAATCCGGATGCTTTTACTTTTTCCCAGTCAATTACGCCCTGTGCATAGGATACGTCAATCCCTTTTGCCAAGCTTCCAGATGGCAGCTGTGTTTTTGCAATGCCAAAATATTTGTAAAAATCATCTGTTACAGTCCCATTTCCATGTACTTCGTCACCATACCATTTTCCGGACGTTCGCACGTCCAAATGCGTATACTGATAGCTACTTGTAATGTTTGCAATACCAGTAAAGCCCAAATCCTGAGCCTTACAGCATACCGTTTTGCTGCTGATCGGCTGCCCGTCCTGCCCGTAACAGCAGACATCTGCAGCAGTGCCTTTGGTATGCTGACCGCTGCTCGTACCGCCTATAGCTTTATCGTGTTCCGGGCAACGGTAGCCGCTTGTCACAATGATTTTGCTACAGTTCAGGGCAGTATAGAGGGCTTCCAGCTTGTCAACCAATTCAGATGCAAGTAGTGTTTCATGAGATTTTCCGCAGCTGCACCGAAATTCTCGTGCATTGAAATGTGGAAAAAGTTGGGTACTATCGTTATAATCATAATGATTGACTGGCATAATATCATCCTTTCATAATGCCGTCCGGCAGCCCTTCCGCTGTCGGACGGTTTTTTCGACTGATTCGACTAATTCAAGGGACTTTTTCGACTGATTCGACTTCCTATTTTTCTTTCTTCTGGAGCAGTTCCACTGCATTCTTCAACGCTACTGGCAATGGCACGCCCAGCAGTCCTGCATTTTCAATAATGGAAAGTAATTCGTTGCAGCAAAACCCAATACAAACAGCATCTCTTACATACGATGTCCCCAGCATAACATCCAGTCGAACTGCCACAACAACCAGCAGCAGCACTACACCTTTCTTTAAAAGCCCCTTCCAGCCAACTTTGCTAGATAGTCCCCCCGTGCTGCTTTTAGGGGATTTTCCACACCATCCAACCGCCAATCCCGTGGCATAATCTACAATCATGAAAATCAGCAAGGTCATCATCGCCGCATCCCAGCCGCCAAACAGCCCTGCAATCAGACCGCCGACCGTTCCGGCTGCTGCACAAATCCATTCTTTCATTCGGTTTCCTCCGTTTTCGTTTCATAGTCGCCGGAAAGCAGCACTAACATTTCCGGGGTCAAATCTCCACTTGCAAAAATCTGATACTGTCCATTTTCCAGCTGTACTGCCTGAATTTTTGCGTTGCCCCAGCCTGTTCTTTGGATGGCTTTTCCTGCTTTCAGCTGTTCCATTGCCTCAATAATATTCATTGTGTTTCCTCCTTTACAAAATTGTAATTGACTGAATCAGCGGATGGCTGTTATTACTCCGACCAACCCACACCAAATAGTATGTGCCAGACGTTACACCCTCGCAGGGGGTTAGCGTTGTGATATAGTCCGCACTGTACAGCCACTGCAAAGGCAAGTTCGTATAACTGCCTTCCGTCTGTGCTTTGGCAAGGATGTCCGCAGCCGTTCCGGTGTCGGATTGTACTAAGCGTAAAATGCCGACTTCCGTGCTTCCAGAAAGAAAGCGGATTGCAATTTGTGTGGATGCTGTCACGCTGATCGGCAGCGTGCAACAGGTATAGCAGCTATAATCCCATCCGAAAATAGATGTTCCATAGTTCAAGGCATAGCTATTTTTTTCACTGCAAAAATCAGCGTAAATCGCTGTAAAATCTGCCACGCTGTAAATCGTACCGTTGTAAAGCAAAGATACCTTGTCCCGATGGGTTGCATCATACAGCACGGTTGTGGTGGGGGATTCACCGCCGGAAATCTCCAGAACCTTGGGGACAAGAGTATTAAACTTTTCAGTCGTGCTTGCCGTCACGCCCTTTGTGGTCAGATTCGCTGCAAGCTGCTGTCGCAGTTGGTTTAGCTTTGTCAGCTGCTCTGTAATTGTCACCGCCATGTTACACCTCCACCATCACTGCAAGGGCTGTAGATAGATCGCCAACGCTATCCTCTAAGGCTTTGATACGGGTTGCAAGGCTGTTGTCCGCTGCCTCTCGCTCTGCTGTTACTTTCGAGTACGTGCTATGCAGATAGGTTTCAATTCCATCCAAAAATTCTTTGTTATCATGCGTGTGGGCAGATTCTTTCAGTGTGTCCACGTCCGGCGACAAATCCAGCACAAACAGCCCGTCCGATACAATATCCAGAGCGTTGTGAGATACCGTGCTGATGGACGGCAATACCTGCCATGTTTGCTTGCCTGTTACTGTAACCAGCTTTGCGGTGCAATACATTGCAGATGCACCGCCGTCCAATCCGGGTGTATAATCGCCCCAAATCGCGGAATCACTGCTTGTACCGTTTTTGACGTTCGCTGTGGTCGTGCCGTTTTTGTCGGTGATTGTAATGATGGCTCCAGTGTCCGTTTCGGTAATCGTGGCAATTGGAGAAAATCCATCTGCCCCATCTTTTCCATCAGTTCCATTCACGCCATCTTTGCCAGGTGCTCCGGTGTCACCTTTTTCTCCTGTTTCACCAGTATCGCCTTTTTCGCCACGTTCTCCCTTTTCTCCGGGTGCTCCAGGCTCGCCAGGGTCACCTTTTTCACCGGTTGCTCCTGTCTCCCCAGTATCGCCCTTGTCACCCTGTGCCGGATACCCAGAATCCACATAATCGCCTGTAGCAATATCGTACAGCCACCATGTGCCGCCTTTGATAATCGGCATTTTTGCAATCAACTGCTCTGCTTGTGAGAGAATGGACTGCATCTCACGCAAAGCCTTGTCAATTGCATCAATACCGCCGTGGTACTGCTCCAAAATAGAGTTACGGACGACCATCGGGGTCATTTCGTATTTGATCACAACAGTGTCATCCTTTTGACCGACAATTTCCGGCAGCAACTCACCAGACACCGCTGTAAAGTCCTCTGTAATCGTCCATGTTAAGATGATTTGGCTTTCTGTGACCTCTTTTTCAAGGTTTTGCATAACCAACCCACCGCCGCTGTTGACGGCTCGTAGCGTAAACAGGCAATCAGATAAATCAGTCTGGTGGTAGTACCGGTCAATGGCGATTTGGATTTTATCGGCGTTTTTTTCGCCGGCACTGAGCAGATGCTTGATGTTTGCCGTGTCGATGTATTTTTGATTTGCAGTTAGCATGGTATCATCTCCCTTACAAGTTATTGATAGCATCCCAGAGGGCATTGATTGCGTTTTTAAATTCTTTGTTTTCAACTTTATTATCTACCAGATCTTGTATATATTCTCCAACAACAGTATTATTTAAATAAACCGCTGTATCATTTGCATAACTATAAGCATTATCTGCTGCTTTCCTTGCCTTTGCCGCTACGATGTCCGCATGGCGTTTCGATGCATTTTCGGAATTGAATGCCAACGACCGTTTTGCAGCCTGTGCCAGTACCCTGGTGTCTTTCCCAGTGCAGGAAAACTCCCATCCGCCACGGAACTTCCAGGTCATGTTTGTAATGGTGCTTTCCGCACATTTTCCGGGCTGATATTCGATTTCAATTCGCTGCCCCAACTTAGGGAAGTGTTCCATGTCATCAAATTTCAGATAGCATTTTAGCTGAAACGGTTTCAGCAGCACATTATAAAACAGATAATTTGCTGCTTCGTCTACGATTACACATTCATTTTTTGTATTCTCGTCTGGAAAAGTTTTGTCGTAATTCAAAACCGTTTCCATTCTTCTGCCATCAAAAAAGCAGTTGCTGGACAGGTCGATTTCTACATTTCCAAGCATCGGTTTGTATTCCCTTGCATTTGTCCATCCAGTATCATCATAGGTTTTGAAATAGACTTTTTGAATGTAGATGTTGTACGATGCCACATCACAGCTATCTCTTGCAATAGTGGAAAACGGGACACGAATTTTTTCTTTGAAAAAGCCAAACGGAACAAGAGAAAAAGGCACTTGCGAATCATTGTTCCGATACCGGTCATTTCGCATACAAACAAAGGAACAGGCTGGTTTTGCAAGGGCAGAAATGTAATCAATGGCACTATAGCGTGTATTTTTCGATTCACCTTCATAAGATTTTCGCATTAAGGTATAACCCTGGCACAAATTTCCAAGCTGAGGGACATCATTTGGAATGGAATTGATATGTTCATAAGCGAGCGGTTTTTCTGCAATCATATTTTGCAGAATGTCATTCGTCCATGTAACAATATCTGTTACAATTTCGTGTAG